ATCTATAATATTTTCTTCAACTAAAATATTATGTAAATGTTTAGCTACTTCTTTTTTACTTGGTGGTATAATCTGAAATGATTGACATCTTGATTGTATTGGGTCAATTATTCTTTCCACATAATTACAAGTCAATATAAACCTACAATGTTTTGAGAATGTTTCCATAAGATTACGAAGAGCCGCTTGTGCATTTGGTGTAATGTAATCACACTCATCTAAGATAATTACCTTTAAATCTTTAAAACCTATCGTCGATGCAAATTGTTTAACTTTATCTCTAACAACATCTACACTATTTTCATCAGATGCATTTATATAAAGATAATCACAATTTATATTTTTAACTAATAATTTAGCTAGAGTTGTTTTACCAGTTCCAGCCTTTCCATACAATAATAAATGAGGTAAATCACCACTCTCAAGATAATGTTCTACCTTACTTTTTAAGTGTTCATTACCAATATAATTATCTAATGTATTTGGTCTATATTTTTCTACAAAAAGTGTGTGTTGTTTCATTTAAAACCATTCATGTTTTTTTGTAAATGTTTTTTGTTTTATGGTCATTGGTCGTAATTCTAAATCTACATCCTTGACCATCTTCTCTATATCTTCTCTAATATCGTCTGGGATTGAATAACTTACAAACGGACTATTTGTGTTATCATTGATTCCTATCTCTAATAAGTATCTACGAATATATTGCCATACCGAATTTAATTGCAGGTTTGGTTGAACTTGTTTTGCTATATCATGTTTAAATCTAATACCATTTAGTATACAGTATAACCAATTACTAGCATCTTTTGGGATATGTTTTCTTGGTTTATCTAATATGTTTGACATTGATTTTATAACATTGTAAGCAAACTTATTATCATGATTAGGTATTTCCCAAGTAAAGTTATTCATTTCTTTTAATTTTTTAACTTGTGTATGAAACTCATCTTTGGTTTTGAAAAATAATGGGTAATCATCACCGACAACTTTTCTCATAGCTGGTTGGTCGTATACCAATACTGGTTTATCTATAGATAGACCATCTTGTATTGATAAGTTCCAAGTAGCGTAACTATCAACAAAAGACATACTACCCAAAGAATTTTCTAATAAGTGTCTGTATTGACCACGGTTTAAGTTAGACGCTACATATTCTTTTGGTGCTTGATAATCAGTAGCCCATACTTTGTAATCGTCGAGTCCCTCCATATATTCTACCATACGATTTACACCAGTTGATTTAGCCCATCTGTGATTAAAGACTAAAACATTATCATACTTAATATCAAATGGTTCACTATCAGGTAGTTTGTCTGCTGATATTGGGAATGTTTGTGTTTTATCCTTTATAAACTGATGATTAAATTCCGTACTCTGTTGATTTCGATAATTCTTTCCTAACCAATCCGACGATATGTCTGTATGAAAGAATACGTTATCACACATATTAATAGCTTCTAATTGTCTCATGTACGCTGGTGGTATTGCACTTGAAGCTCTACTCTGAGTACAATCAACCCAATGAAAGAATAGGAAACGATTCATATTCTGACCATATCTTTTGTCATTAAAAGAAACCAAGATATTATATAACATTTCAGGTTGATGACAGAATACAAAGTCGAAATCCATGTAACGAAAATCAAATAAATTTCTGAATGTTACACCATCAAAGTATGACCTATTAGCTAACAAATCTCTTGAAAACGGATACTTAATAAAAGTTACATTTTCTCGATTATCTGGTATAGTATGTTTTGGTGGAACCACAACATAATGGTGACAATCTGGTAAGAATGATATTGTCTTTTCTACAACCTTATAATTAGAGTCAAACTCATGTTGAAATACACCTCTCTTATCAAAACGAACGGGTGATATATAATGTAATAATCTTAGATTTCTAATCAACATCTTGTACAGCTACAACATAGTAAGTTACAGTATAATCATCAACCTTAAATTTAAGTCTTGATAAACCATCCTCTGCAACTTCAAGTGTTGCACTTGAACACTCACTATTAGCTCTTAATATCTCAGAAAAATACTTTGCTTTGAAAGAAACATTATTAATACCAGATACTTTAGATGTTGTTACTGGAATATCGACTCTGTTTGTATTTACAGAAGCGTAATTAATAACAACCCTAGTATCAACACCATCGGACATAACTGTAAAAGTTTCTGACTCTTGAATAGCTTGGTCACCAGCTAAAAACTTTTTCATAAATTGTGGTGTTAGATTAATGTTCAACTGAAACTCAGGAACATCTTTCATATTAGGTGGGTCATTTATAACCGTGGTATCACTCAACATATAAGTAACCGAAGTTGAGGCATCACCAACTTTTAGTGATATAGATTTTTCTCCAGCCGTAGTAACTTTCATTGAGATATCCTCGTCCAATACTTGAAGTAATCTCAATAGTTTTTCAGTATCGTAAACACCAATTACGCTCTCATCAAAATCCCAATTCTCCATAGACAACTCACCTAATAAAGACTTATCACCAGAGATAAATCTTGTGGATAGTTTGTCATTTTTAGAGTTTAGAATTACAGAATTTACCGTTCCACCTAAGTAATACTTACTGATGAAACGAGTTAGTTTAGATTTATTCATCTTAACTTTCTCCTATTATTTTTATAACCATATATACATATATATTAGTTTGTTCAAAATCAAAAAAATCTTTCCAATGTCTTTGAAGAATCTGTTGGTTCATCCCAACCAAGAGCTTCATATAACATCATAATTTTTTTATGTAATACTTGTTTGTAAAGTTTTTCTGGATTAATATATTTTCTGATAAAATTTAGAACTAGTGGTGGGTCTTCGTGTCCCTTGTATGCTATTGTATCTAAATTTAATGGATTTTGTTTTAGATATACCCATCTTATTTTTTCACCATTAAATATTTGTGACCACCTAGCTGGTATTTTATTATACTTTAGAAAATCATTATAATATATAGCTGATTTAACGTGGATGGGTGTTCCCAACTTAAATCCTTGAAACAAAGCTCCATTTTTTACTTGATACTTTGTTATTCCCTTTACACTAGTTGGTATTGATATTTTTTTAAAGTCCATAAGTTTCATACTATCTTTAAAGTTTATGATAAACTTATCTAATTCTTTCTGTGGGACATTCATTAACATATCTTCTAACAATTTAGATAACATCTCTTTCATAGCCGTTGGGAAACTACTACGAACTGTATCCAAACCTTTGACCATCATCTTATCAACTTTCTTACCATTGTCATTGATAATCTTTAATCCATATCTTTTCTTTGTTACAAACAAACCACTCTTAGCAATAACCTCTTGTTTAATATCAAATCTATGTTTATCTAAGTTACAAAACTTCTTAGCGAAATAATCATATCCTTTATTTAAATACTCTTGAACTTCACTTGCAATCTCAAGGATAGATTTGGACATCGTATCCTCATTTGTTATATCAACTTCTGGAAATCTTTTCCTCACTAATGGTGTAGCTGAGTAAAAAACAGAATCAGTATCAATATAAATACAATGATTTTCTTGGTCATTTAGTTCTTTGTTATAATACGAGTTAGCTATCTTTTTGGTAAATTTAATAAGTGATTGACCAGTCAACGTTGTAGCTTCAGCGTTATCTAAGTCATAGAATCTAAAAACAGCTAAACCTAACACACCATACAAACTATTGAGTACAACCTTTTGTAGATATTGTCTACGTTCAAAGTACTCAGATTTTTCTTTATCACCCTCCTCGTGAAACTTTTTAGCTAATTTACGATATTCAACCCTCTCATCGAACCATTTTCTCAATAAAGCTGGGAGTAAACCATCTTTATCAGAACGATACATAACACCGTTAGTTGCTACTGAAAGTTTCTTACCCTCTAAAAACTTTTTAAGTTCTGTCTCTGATAACCTACTAATGACTTTATCATCATTAGTTATTGAGTATGTTTTTTTATTATCCTTTTTTAAAAACTCTTCTGGGTTCCAACCCTCTATTTTACCCATCTTAGTTTCAGGTGATATGTTTAAAGACATGATACAAGACGGATACATCGATGTAATATCCAAATCATAAACCCAATCGTGTTTACCTTTTATTGGGTCTTGTACATAAGCTCCAGTAAACTTATCACTTCTTAATTTATCTGGTCTTGGTGGTTTGTTCGGAGCTACAATACTCTTCTTTTTAAGATAAGTTAGTATAGCACCCTCAAGATATCTTGAACTCATAAATACGTCTTCGTATGTACAATGTCCTAGATGTGCTAGACCACGAGCTATTTCTATGAAGTCAAGTTTATCATCCAACTTCTGAATTAATTTTACGTCTTGTAAGTTATACTCTACAAATTTTTCTAACTCATTTTCATATAAATCATTAAGTGTCCCCTCATAAGCTACCTTTCTTTCACCTACTTCAACCTCACCAATATAATCTAGTCGGTAACTTGACTGTTGACTAAATGTAAATGCTTTATATAGAGCTAGATAATCTAAAACACTAACCCCAGCTATTTTATATCTCTTACTAAAATCACTCCATTGGACTTGACCGATTGGAGACATCACGTTAGCTATATCTTGACCCACGACTTGTTGTGCTCTGTTATATAGATAATTTATATCAAAAAATTCTACGTTCCACCCAGTTAAAATCGTTGGTCTAATTTCTATATACTTTTGAAAAAATGCATTGAGTAAGTCATACTCGTTAGTGTATGATACAATAATATCACCGTCTTTATTTTTAGTAGTTCTATCCGAATCAAGATTAAGTTTATTTGATTCATCCAACACATAACAATAATATTGATTTAAGATTGGGTCATTGAAAGCTATAGATGTGATTTTATTTTCAGCTCTCTTTGGGTCAGGAAAACCATCGGTAATTTCCACCTCGATATCAAATATCATCACACGATGTCCTACAGATGGTTCTTCCGAGTCTGTATAATTATCTACTAAGACTCTAATTTCAGGATTAACGTCAGATTCAAATAGACCAGGTTGGTCATTCTCCCATTTATTTACTCTACGAAGTCTGTCTCCATATAATGAAATAAATGTACCACTCCTATCTTTTACATAAGCATATTTTTTATATCGAAATGTAAGATGACCGGCTTTGTCATCCCACACATGCATTTTATTTAAGCGTCTATCGTAGTAAATATTTTGATACAACTATATAATTTCCCAATTTGATATGACAGAATATACGAAATAAAACCTATACTTGTCAAGTGTTTTTTTATAATAATTCAATAATTTTTTGTACGGTATTATCATCCGTTTTGATTGTATGATAATCTATATTATTATCATCTAATGTTTTGATACAATGTTTATCTATTTTGATTGAATCCTCTAAGTTCTGAAATCTCTCAGCGTCATTATGATTTGTTTCTGGTCGTTCCAACATAACATTTATATTATCATAATTGTTATGTAAATCTATTACCATTTGATTAAAGGCTTCTGAATAAAACTCGGCTGGATAACCTTTACTATACCATGTCTTATATATTAATGAGAATAAGACTGGTGAATCTACAACTATGTAATCAACCTTACCATAACATTCAGCTATTCCCCTATGTTGATTAGCACATACATAGAGTTGGTCTTTTATAGCTGGTAGATTATTATCCCAAGCTAGTCTTTTTGGAAACTCGTATGGATTATTACAACTTATATGTTTTCTTTTGAGTTCGTAAAAAACTCCCGCGGCTATGGAGGACTTTCCAATACCAGGCCCTCCAAATAAATTTATTAATTTACTCATAGTGATTGATATAAACTGAATAAATAACCACAAAATCCTACTATGTTAAGTAGGGATAAATTATATTGTTTGGTTTTTTGAGTTTGAATAGTAAGTAGAGCTAAACCAATTAACATCCCTATCTTTCCTATATGTGAATTTATAAAGTAAGGTGATAACATCATAATGGCTGTACCAAGATATATCACTCCATATTTATATAATTTTTCGTTCATTTAATACTCCGTAAAAAGGGGGGAAATTAATCCCCCCTAAAATTACTTAGAAGTTGACTGTCAACCCTATGTTAGCGTAACGTGGTGTTCCTAAGAATACCTCTGCGTTATGTGGTAGGTGAAGTTTATCACCGAAACCATTATAAGGTGAGTTATCAACTGCGTCTTGTACGTATAATGCATCAAGAGCGTTGAATACATGACCTGTTATGGTTACATCATAACCACCAATCTTAGGTAGTTTATATGAACCATGTAAGTCTAAACGATTGTACCCAGGTGCTTCCCAAACTTGACTTCTGTCAGCTCCCGCGTCTGTACCATCGTATTCTCTTGAATCAGGACTCCAATCAGCGTAGTTCTTATCGTACATCTTAAAGATACCTTGTAGTCTAAGACCTTTGATTGGTGTAAGTGTTGTACCTAAGACATAAGATGTCTGTGGTTGGTCACCTACCATTAATCCATCAAGTGCGTAACTGTAAGGTGTTTGAGTAACTCCGATGACTTGACCTTCACTATTGTACTGGTCTTCTTGGTAGTTACCTTTAGCATCTCCATCAAACTTCCACTTACCAAATGATACTGCTCCATCTAAACGAATCATATCATTAAGTTTCATTGAACCTTCAATTTCCATACCTTGATGTTTTTGATTAATACCTGATAGGAAGATAACATCAGTATCACCCGATGAACCTTGACCTGATTGCACAGCCTTTGTCAAGTTTCTATCCATCCAATCGGTATTATACACGTTTACTTTTACAGCAACATTTTCAGTTTTGAAGTTTATACCAGCTTCAGAAGATAAGAATTTCTCATTATCTGGGTCTGAAGATACAGTACCATCATAATAGATTACGTTATCCATAATTGGTGGTTTCTGAACGTATCCAGCGTTACCAAAAACAGATACATTGTCATCTACATCATAAGTAACACCACCCTTAACTTGGAAAGTTGAGATAGCGTCTGCTTTAACTACTTCGTTAGCTACTGTAAAGTGGTCTTGGTAAGAATACTTAATACTTGATAATCCACCCATACCATAAACATTTAGTTTATCGGCTGTGTAGTTACCTTGTAAGAATCCACCAATCCAATCAACCGTTGTTGAGTTGAAATAAGCTACTTCATCACCTAAACGAACAACTTTACCATCAGGTGCGTTGTCATCAGCATAATCTACGTAGTAGTCACCACCAAGTAGGTCACGAACTTCTCTAGCGTGTTCGATTCCTGCAGTTCTCCAATCAAGACCCACTTGAACTTCAAGTTCGTCTGATACATCATAGTTTAATTTAGAAATCAAACCATAAGTATTTTGTCTATTGATTGAGTTACGTAGAATACCCTTTGAACGATTCTCTGTTGGATGAAAGTTGGTATCAACTCTGTCTGAATTGGTTGCAATAGCTGCGTTCCAATCCCATTGCCAGGGTGAACTTCTATACCACTTCTGTCCTTCAACAGCTGGAGCTCTGAATGAAGAACCATATGTACCAGTACCACCACCAGAACCACCACTCCAATACAATACTGAACTTAGTCTTGTCTTTTCGTTGATAGTCAAGAAATGGTTGATGTTCATTAATGGTTTATGGAAATAGTTCTCTCTTTCATTTAAGAAATCAGAACTATATCTGTTACGTAGTCCTTTATCAAACAATCCACCAACTCCATACATATACCAATATTGTTGACCTTTATAGTCTGAACTAACAGGAGCCCAATTTTGGTTGAATGTACGACCACCTTCTGTTTCGAACTTAGCACCTTCTTCAAATGCACTGACATCATATCCATCAACATCACCGGCTAACTTTTGTGAATAAGTAGCGATATTTTGTTTGTATAGATTCTGACCATGACGTTGTGGTGCTCCAACGATGTAAGCCTCAATTCTGTGACCATCGTTGATAGCGTATGTTGCACCCATATAGTAAGCCCAAGCGTCTGTCCAAGTTTTATCAACAATACCATTACCAGTTTTACGAACAAGTGTACCACTAAGTGCAAGTTTATCATTGATAAGACCTGTATGAGCTGTTAATGTGGTCTTTAGAAAACCACCACCACCAAACTCTTGTTTATACTTACCACCTCTTTCAAAAGAAGTAGGGTCTGTAATGATGTTCATAGTACCACCAATAGATGGTGTAGCTAGGTTAACTGCTGATAGACCTCTCTGCATCTGAATAGATGAAGTAGCGTCACCAACACCGTCCCAGTTAGACCAGTATACCCAACCATTTTCCATGTCATTTTGGGGTACACCGTTAATCATAACTGCTACGTTTCTTTGGTTGAATCCACGAACATTGATACGGGCATCACCCGCACCACCACCTTGTTGAGTTGCATAAACCGATGGTGTTGTGTTAAGAACCATAGGAATATCTTGACTACCAAGACGAACTTCCATATCTTCTTTCGTTACCATCGAGTAAGCAACAGGTGTTTTTTCATCAGCTCGTGAAGCTAAAACTTCAACGTCTGATAGTTCTATCACATTAAGTGCAAGTACAAAGTTTACGGGTTGAACCTTACCTTCAACTACTTCTACTTCTGTGGATAGAGGTTTAAATCCAATAACTGTAGCTGTGATTGTGTAGTTTCCAACTGATAGGTCGAGTGTGAACTCACCCATATCATCTGAAGTAGTACCCATATCAGTACCTACTACAACAATATTAGCGTTAGCTAATGGGTCTCCTGCATCTGATGTAACTTTTCCTGTTACCGATTGTCCAAACAACATAATCGGTGTTAGTAGAGTCAACATCATAGCAATTAGATTACGACTTTTCATATCGAATCTCCTTGTTATTGTTATGAACGACACATTTTTTCACAGGTGTGTCTACTGCCTGTATACGGTATGTGAATTTTTGTTCACTAATTAGCATATTCTTGGTCATCATTATCACCATGAGTAGGAATAATTTCCACATCACAGAAATCACCATCACAGAATTTCTCTATGTTAGCTTCTTCTTGTTTAATGACACCAAAACTCAACTTCTTTAACTTACTAACTTGTCTGTTATATTCCGCTTCGTCTATTGATTCATAAGGCATCTGTGGATACGCTCCGAAATCGTGTCTTGGTAATAAGGATATACCTTTTAAGTGATACTGATAGTAATTCAAACAAGGTTCTATTTGATTACCTTCAGTTTCTGGGTCGAATGTAACCGTACAACTAACTTGGTTATCAGCCCAATGTCTTTGCATAAATGCAGCTATACTGAACTGTTCCCATATAGAGAGTTCTCCCGCTGTTCTAATTCCCTCTCCAACATCTACAGGAACTTCTACAACACAAGTTGTATCTTCTGAACCAAATGCAGGTTCTATCTTATAACCTGATTTTTTCATAGGTTCTATTAAATCTGAATGTTTTGACAATCTTATTCTTCTAATATAAAATCTTGACTCAGGGTAATGTAAACCTGGGGTAGCTCCAGCTAATAGTGAAACTGTACCACTTGGTTTTACTGAGGTAGTCTTGATTGACTTCGGTACAGCTAACCAATCTGAATACATTTTATCCCAACTTTGGATAACATCATATCCATCTTCTAACCAATCTCTTAACTCATTAATACCTTTGTTTGTGATAAACTGAGCTACACCACTAACTGAACAACCGATTCGTCTGTTTCTCAACATAACTCTGTTGGTATCAGACCAATGTGTTCTACCTAGTGTAACTGTTTTAGCATAAAGATATGCATACTTTAATGTTTTAGCATAATCTTCAAATGAATCGTGGTTATTTGGAAATGTTTCTACAAGACAACACAACTCATATGACTCAAGTGTTTGTTCTAAACAAGGATTACCACCCATAGCTCTGTAATCTTTATCATCACCACCATTCTTCATCCTTGAGTAATGTCTCATGTTATCTAACCAAGCAAAACCTGGTTCACCATTATCCACAATACGTTTAGCCGCTTCTGAGTAATCCATACCTAACTCAGCAAATATACTATTATTAGATGTCCATCCATATTGTTCTCTGTGAGGATTTTCTTTATAATTTTTTAAATCTAAGTATTCCTCTGAATCTGGGTCTCCAAATACAATCTCTGCAGTTCTTCTAACATTACCCGCAACAACACATTTACCTATAAGGTTCATAATATCAACGATTGTTGTGATTGTGATTGGACTACCACTATTACTTTCCAATACTTCTCTAATATCTCCGTGAACTTCTTCCAATGGTTCTGGTCCAGATGATACTCCACCAAATCCTTTGATTGGTTCTCCTGCTGGTCTAACCTTACTGTAGTCAAATCCTACTGGAGCTGTACCATGAAAGTAACTCTCTAATAATAGTTTAAGTGATTCTACCCAACCCTCACGAGTATCAGGTATTACAAACACTTCCTCATCCCTATCGTTGTTAACACCCTTAACTATAATCTCTCCTGCACCTTTAGTATCAAACCCAACTCCAACACCTAACATACTTGCATCCATTAGGAAACAAAATGGTTTAGCATAATCTTCTTTCAATGTTTTTGTTGATACGAAAGCACAATTATTAAGAGCGGCGTACAATCCTTTCTCTTCAGTAACGGCGGTTCCCATAGCCCACAAACCACGACCTGGTGGTAAGAACTTCATTGTAAAAATTCTATCATACATTTCTTGAGCGGACTTTTGAGCTTGCCAAGCGTTCCAACCTAACTGATGTGATTCAATCCAATTTTTTTGCATGGTGTAAGTACCTTCAACCACACGTTGAACGGTTTCCCACCATCTCTCATTTTTTCCATCTTCTTTGATTCGTGAATACGTTCTCATATAAACTAATTCACCTAGACCATTAAAACCAAAAGGAGCTTTTTTCCTCTTGTACTTGTCTATAAACTTTTCTGATAACTGAAATTTTTCCATTAACCTAACTCCGTTGTAATCTTATTTCTCGTAACACACATAAATATAATATATATTCAACATAATTTAAAATTTTATTCAAATCCATCAACATTTTTGCTATTACTGAAATCATTATATTTATTTGCTAATTCTTTTCTCAAAAACTCTTCACTATTATCCATTTTACTTTGTGCATCTTTTCCAAACTGACTACTACCTTCAAACACTTGAATTTGACCGATGTTAGTATTTATGGTGGCTGGATAAGTAACACCATCTATACCAAATCTATTTTTAATCACGTGAAATCTACCTGTGTTAGCTATCTTATCTTCTACTTTTCTACTCATACTCATTACAAAGTCAGCTGTCATAACTTTACTATAATCTTCTGCAACCTTATCAGCTCCAATCACATCCTCTTCTAAAGCAGAACGATTAGCTTGAGAAGCTGTCCATATAGGAACTTCTAACTCACCAGCTAATCCTCGTAAATCCTCATAGATACTACCGAGAGCGTGTCTCTTTTCTTTGAAAAAATTACCACTTGGCATTAAAATATCCGCATAGTCAACAAGAACTAAATCTGGTTTTACACCACTAAGTTCTATTTGTTTTAAATGAGCTCCAAGTGTCTGAACACTAGCCGCTTTTGTAGCAAAATACTTTATCAATAATTTACCAGGTAACTTTTCAATCTTTGACTTGACTTCATCCTTATAATACTTTATATTAGCGGTGGTTATTCCAGTAAAGATAGAATCATAACGTAAACCAACATAATTTTCGTTTAACTCAAGAGTATAATGAACCACAGTTTTATTTTCTTTTAGAGCTCCAGCACCAATAGCTTGTAGTGTCCAAGACTTACCAATACCAGCTGGAGCAACAATTACACCCAACTCTCCAAGACCTAATCCACCATCCATAATATCATTAACAATATCCCAAGGTGTTTGTGTAGTGGTTCTTGAAGACTCTTCCAATCGTTGTTCCAAAGAACTGATATAATCTTGTCCCAAATCTCTTGTAGTTCCAGCCTTCATAGCCTCATCTATAATAGATTTTATACCATCGTAATCTTTATTCTCTAACATATTAACAGACTCTAGTATTGCATTTTTTAAGGTCTGATTTCTACAGAAGTCAAGAGTCTCATTTTGAACAAACTCTAAATCTGTAGCTTCGATATGTTTCCAAGTCTCTCTTAACTTTTCTACAACACCAGTCTTTAAAACATCATTATCTATCTCTTCAAGTTTGACTTTTAATACTTCAAGTGTTGGTTGTTTTTTATACTCAAAATAATAATTTCGAATCTCTTTAAGTAACCATTTATTAGAATCTGAATCAAACATTTTTGGTTCTAAAATATCATTAATGGTCTGTAGAAACTTCATATCACTTAATAATGAAGCTACAATCTTAGATTGAAATGATGTTCCAAATTGTGTTAATGTTTCACTCATCTGTTTGTCTCTTGTCTTAGATATTCTTGTAAAACCTTATCGGTTGGTTTCACACTTAAATTATTATTCTGAAATATTTCCCATGAGTCTTTTGCATATTGTCCAATACCATACAACTCGTCTACTGAATTAAAACCATTTACGTAACCCTCACTCATCTTTATCAAACGTTCAGCTCTTGTGTTGTATAATCCTAATGGTTTGATTATATCCACTAGTTCTGAATGTTCAGCGTTCATCATATCTTGAGGTGTTGGATACCTACTGAATAATTCGTCTCTGACAATATCTACTTGTTTTCTATTAGTCACATTAACACACATACAACATACTAACATCTTCCAACCATCATCTTCATATATCTCTTGTAGTAGGGGTCGTATTATTTTCCTAATCATTCGATTTCTCAGCGTATTGATTTAATTGGTTAAACGTTTTCAATAACCAACTATCGATATTTGGTAAAGCACCATAGAGTTTATCTTCTAAAAACATGGTTTGAAATTTATACTTTACCAAACGATTGATTGGTTCACTCACTTTATCTATTATTTTACTCTTGGTTGAACCTGATATATCTACATCTGATAACTGCATTAGTTTATAGTTTCTATCAATTATATCAGAAGATTCTGGTAGAACATCAATAACCTTATCTATATTACATATCTCGTTTTCGCACAAAAACGGTAATTTTTTTCTTATAGTTTTCAATCCAAGTCCCCTAACACCATTTATGTTATCTGACTTATCACCATCTAAAACTCGATACCAAATATAGTTTTGTGCAGTTATACCAAACTCTTCAAATACAGCGTCTTCGTCATAGATTTTCTTTTTAGTTGGACTCCATATCTTGATTCTATCATCAGTTAGTTGAATAAAATCTTTATCAGTAGACATGACCACAACTTGTTTTGAATGTGTAAAAACTTGTTTACACAAATAACCAATCGTATCATCAGCTTCTATGTTATCATATGATAATACAGTTAGTGGGAGTGTATCTAAATACTCAACCGTTCTCTGTATCTGCATAATCATATTCTGTTTTTCATCTTCTTGTGATGCAAAATCATATGAACGATTTACACGATACTTTGTTCTTCTGTTTTGTTTATATTCTGGATATATCTTTCGACGACGGGTAGACCCACCCTTACCATCGAAAACAACGATAGTTCGAGTGGGACTAAACATATTAATAGTATGACCCAAACTTCGTAGAAAACCAACTATTCCACCAACGTGAATACCATCATCGTTAGTAGTTGGTATAACTGAAAAAACTCTTAAAAAAGTATTCAGTCCATCTACAATTAGCACTTTATCATCGGGTTTTCCGTCGTCAAGTGAACCACCCTTTTTCTTGATTTCATCAAGAATAGATAGATACTTATTCTTCACTCATATCCTCTTCTACTATAACATCATCAATACCAAAGTTTTTCTCGTATTTAAGAACAACTTTTTCACAAATCATATTGTAACAGTATTCCTTAAATTCGGGGTCTTCTAATTGTTTATTCCAATCTTTAGACTGAAACTTTAGTTCATTACCTTGATGGTCATTCATAGTATACCAAGCACCACCTGATTTAACAAGTTTATGCTCTTTCATTACCTTTAACCAGCTACCGAAATCATCTATCCCAGTTTCAAAGTAAAGTTCAAAATCAGCATGTCTCATTGGAGGCCCTAGTCTATTTTTAATGACTTGAGCTTTCATCTTCATACCGATAGTATTGTTCTTTTTATCTTTGATTTGGCCAGTATTTTTTAATCTGATACGAGTTGAAGCGTGAAATGGTAGAGCTTTACCACCACTCGTTGTCCACGGGTCACCAAACATAACACCAAGTTTTTGTCTGAGTTGATTTGTGAACACAAGAGCGATTCTTTGTCTACCAATCATCTGAGTTATCTTTCTCATTGCTTTCGATATTACAATAGCCTTTGATGTAGCCCAACCATCTTTGTCGAAGTCGGCTTCCATCTCAACTTTTGTAGAAGCGGCTGCAAGAGAATCAACTAAGATTGTAACCAATCTATCTTTGTCTGATTCACGAACTTTCGCAGTTATCTCTTCAATAGCTGCAAAAATATCTTCTACTGTTTCCAAGTGTAGATATAACATACTTTCTACATCGACACCAATAGCAGTTAGAAACTCTGTACTAACAGCTGTTTCGGTATCTATATAGACTGCAACACCACCCTTCTTTTGTGTCTCGGCTAACATATGAGCTCCAAGTAATGATTTACCACTACTCTCAAGTCCATTTAGTTCCGTGATTCTACCAACGGCTATACCACCATTAGATTTATTAGATATTGCTAAATCTAACATTGTCGAACCAGTTGACACAAAATCTTTTATGTCGGTTGGTGTTGTATCTGTACCATCCAAGAAGTACGCTACTTTCATATCCTTGAACTGTTTATTTAAGGTGTCCGCTAAGACACCAGCTAATTCGTCTCTTGTAGACATATTTTTCTCCAATTAAGTGTGGGTGATTGTCGTGAGATAACCACCCACGGGGTTTCATTTAGCTATTGAATAAGTCATCGAATGCATCTGATGTTTCTTTCTTATCAAAAGTCTTTGCAGTTTCACTAGTTTCTGAATCTGAAGACTCTTCACCTTCTTCTGATGAACCATTTAAATACTCATTTAGAGCAGTGGTTAATTCATCATAAGACTGTTCTTGATAAATCTCAGTAATATTCTTCTGAGTATCATTGATAGTTTCCATTACGGATGCATCTTCTGTGATTGGAGTTTGATTAGGTTTAACCCTAATGTTTGTTGATGGAAAGGATTTACCTGTCTCTTCAGCTGTTTTAAATTCTACAACGACATCACGTCCATTTACTGAATCTGTAATATCACCATAGTCTGGGTCGGCAATTATTGAAAGCAGTTCTTGATAAACTGTTTTACCGAATCCCCAAAATTTAACACCTTGATTTTCTTCACCACGAACTACAACTGGTGCATAAGTTCTCATCTTGGCTTCGATTTTTCTACCTAGACGATAATCATCTTTTGAACCAGTAGACTTCAATTTCTGAGCGAACTCTTCGATTGGGTCTGGTCTACCAAATGAAATCGGTGAAAGATAGTTCTTTCCACCCAAATCATAGTGAAAATATAACTCAATAAAAGGATTGTCCTTATTAAATTTGTAAGGTACAATTCTAACCACTTGAGAACCAGGTGATGGTTTCCAAAGGTTTGAAGTTCTATTTGATGTAGTTTGAAGTTGATTAAGACGGTTTTTGATTGCGTTTAAATCCATTATTCATTCCTCATTGTTTAATTAGTTAATTGGTAATTGTTAATCAGTATAACCTGATACAAAAATAAGTATCATATATATTTTGTAAATAAAGTTTTTTTTTCTAGTTTTCCCAAGTTTTTACATCTACTATCGTGTAAATCCTTGTAGGGATTTTATTGAGTCCTGTTTCGTTTGTTAAAAGTAAAGAGTTTCTGTAATTGTCCCACTCTATAGGAAATGACTTATCTAACTTACCACCATTAAGTTCACGAATTAAATCATTCAGAGCGTTAATTGTGTAAAGTGTATTACTCTGTTTCTTTCTATGTAGTGATATTGTATCTGGTACATCTTGTATTGCATCCTCATCATACTCTACGTTGTAAGTACAGATTAATTGATGATGGTCGTCTTCATTTTGAAACACATAAATTTTATCAAAGACTATCTCATTACAGGCTATGATTACGTTTATCGTATCTTTAAAATTATTTCTTTTTGTAAATGTACAGAGTAGTTGTGTTCTCATTATATTCTCTTACCCGTCGCTTGACCTTGTGGCATTATTAAATAACGACCACCTGCAATTAAATTAGTTTTACCACCGTCTTTAAAACCAAATGTCGTTTCTTTAGTATGCCTTAAAACAAAGACAGGTAAATATTGTGCTATTTCAGGTTTTGTTGATGGTACGTTAGGATTAAAAACAATATGTCCAGATTGTCTTGTGTCTAAATTAATACCTTGTATTGAACCATCTTGGTCAGTCATAGGCTCAAGTGTTAATGTTTCTTTAGCTTGTAATAAAACATTTACATTTTCTTTACTAAAAGTTTTATTACCTTTTTTAAAATCTGTACCATAAATAGTTGCAGCTGCAATATCAGAATACTTAGGGTCTTTTTCAAAACTTCTATAAAAACTTGTTTTAGATGGTACAAGATACAAATCTATTTTTTTGTGAGTCTTCCACAAGTTTTTTTCATAAAATGATTGTCTAGCCGAGAATATATTATGTTTATCTTTGATTACTTTTTTGGTTTTACCCATTGTTATTTCAACATCTTTACCTTTTAAAAATTTAATGGCAGTGACATTTTTGTATACTTCCTTTAAGTTCTTGATAACGACTTTTAAAAAAGTATTTGAAACTGCATCAAGTCCTTTTATACCAGTTTTCTGTTCAAAATTTTTATCAAAGAATGAACTCATTGAACCATATTGTTGAAACGGTACTTGCTTTCCTACTTTTAAATTACCCTCTTTCGAGTCATAATATTCACCGTGTTTATATGAAACCCAAAATACAGGTGTACCATCTTTATCTAAAGAGAAATCAGCTTTTGGAACACCACTTATAGTGGATGCACCATTTACATCAACACCCATATCTTTACCAGCTACGTAGAGAGGAACTGGTGAGGTCGAAATATTTTTGAAATAATCATTCAACTCAGCTATCTGCATATCTTCATAACCAATACCAGCCGCATTTCTTTCTTTGACTTCTATTTTACTACTATTATCTTTATAAATTTTATAAATCAATGCTACTCGTTTATAATTTACATCGTTTTTCTTTTTACTATTACCCCATTTACAAATTCTTATGTTATATTCTGTTCTTAACTTTTTATCGTTACCAGCATAAGTAATATAAAATTTATTACTTTTTCTTAGAATATTTCTCAATGTCTTTAAATCATAGTTTTGTATGTCTTGAAAAGCTGTATTACCAGAACCTCTAAGACAACTAACACCACTTAAATCCACCTTACCATTTATAATATCTGCTAAATCTTCATCAGGTACTGATTTATTTATACCAAGATTTCTTAGTAATGAAATATCTGTTTTATCGAATTTAACCTCTTCATTTAAATTCTCTAAAAGTTCATCTATAACTTCAAAAGGCCATTTCTGTTCTATTAAAATACGATTTAGGTGGTAAAGATGTGAACCGTTTTTATGGTTTGGTTTACCATCGTGAACTCTATAACCCCACTCTTTAACTATTTTTTCAAAATTTATTTTCATACAAACTTCTCTGTAATATCTTTCATTTCGTGATAGTTTATACCCCAACTAACCTTTACTGGATATTTATCATCTTGTTCTAATATTTGTTTAACTTTCTTTAAGTAATCTAAACCATCTTTCATATTAAAGTCAAGTAAAAAACTATCATAAGAATATAAAATTAATTTACTACTGAAATCTTTAATCTGAGGTATTAAATTATTTAAAACCCTCATATTATTTTCAGTTTCCATAAGTTGAATCGTGTAATTGAACAACTTATTAGCGTTCATACCACTCAAATTAGATTTGAATATCCTTCTCATATAAATATCGGACTCTACAAAATCTTTGTCGTTAAAGTCATTCCATAAGTTATTTATATAATCACCTACCATACTGAAATATGGGTTGATTTCTACCACCTCTGGTGGGATGTATCCATATAAGTATTGAAATGATAGTCTTTTTGCTTCCTCATAATCAACACCGTAGAACTGAGCCATATGTTCGTGAACTGAACCTTGTGGAAACTCATAATTGATTTTGTCCGCGATTAGTCTCAAGTGATACGCATCAAAGTCCATTTCTACCAACACACCATCTCCACCAAATCTACTAATAAATTTTTCTCTACTACCGTCTTTTTTATTAAGAGCTGCAAAGTTGATACCACCAAATCTATTACTTGGTCTACCAGTTGATGTGAAAATATTATATTCACTATAGACCATTCCTTCATTTGTCTGTAGTCCGTTACTTTCGATATAACCCAAGTCTTTTAAAATATCCTCGTTATATACCTCATTTAAGTGGTCTAAATGACGTTCTATGGTCGTTTTTAAAACTTTACACACTTTCCGACACCGTTCAATGTGTTTTAATATAGGAATGACTTTGTTGATATTAGACTTTTTATAATGAGTCATTTGGAAGAAATTATGAGCGTTAGTTGATATTTCCTCTAACGAGAGTGGTACACCCTTTACACAATAGTTTACTAAATTAACATCTATCACATTTTTAAGTGGTAATAGGTGTTGTAGATATTTTTTATCCGTGGTGAACTTCTTGGTATCCGAATCTAAATCTGGTAAATCTATATTGAGAGATTCACTATGATTGATAGGCAGAACAAACTCACTACCATCCATCAACTGAATGTAAAGCAAACATATATCATCATCTATCGGATGTTTGTTTTCGTCGTTTTGGATTGGAATGATAATACTATCTTGAGAACTATAACCTTTTAAGAAGTCATCTAATTGACTTTTATTTTCTATTATCATTAATTTTCCAAGTAAATTTCACTCCATAATTTAGTAGTTTCTGGGAACAAAGTCAAGACAATTTTTTTCATTGCTCTTGCGTATTCCTGTATCTCTACTTGGGATGTCTTCTCATCCCTTAGTTCTATGAAATTCATTATTGATTGAAATGATGCAGTCCACCATACTTTTGTGTAAACAGTTAGTGGTAAGATACTACGAGCTTGTTCACGAGCCATACCCATATCTAATAACTCTTTATACGTTTCTATGATTTTCGTTTGAGTTTCTCTCCACTTCATCGTAACTGTAACTTGGTCATCCACCAAACCATCACTTGCCTGTTTGTTATCCTCTGATTGTTTTCTGAACTCGGTTGGTTCATAGAACTCGTCATACGGAACATACCTACCACTTATCTCATTCCAAGCGTGGTCTTTTGTTACGTGAGATGATGTGGTCTCGATACCCACCACGTGTTTATACCATTGTCTCATCACGAACTCTGGTGCTTTTATTATAAACATAGCGTGTTGGTGTCTGAATGGTGAGTGATGTTTGTGTTTGATTAGGAATTTAGATAACTTTCTATCTTTTTCTTCAAAAGTATCACTAAAACCATCAAAAGATACACGAGCTGCATTTACTGGTGTTAGGTCATCACCTAACGAATCAACAACCTCAATGTATCCTTTGTCTAGTACATCTATTTTCATATTATAACCTTTTATTTACTATAAGTATCACTATTTTTTTAGACGACTTAATTTATTTTCCAAGTCTTCTTTTGAATCTTTTGGGGGTGTCCAAAGTTGTAAAGGGAATAGTATCGTTGAGATACCTGGTAATTCTGTTTCTAAGACTCTAATAGTTATTGAATTTTCTCTTTCAACATCTTGTTTCAGACCACTTATCATCCAAGTAAAACTTACGTATCTATATAAATTGTTTTTATTGTCAAATGTTTTTTTATCTATTTCAAATATTGGTTTCGTATTATCATTTGATTGTTGAGTAAAGTATCTCGTTACTTCACCTATTTTATAATCAGCCTCTGTTGGTTTAAAGGTAGACTCTTTTGGATAGTCTTGTCTCCGAATTACATCTATACTTGAATATTCACCAAATAAAGTATCTGGTGTTTCTTTAAATATACGTCTTGAGTTAGTAGTGTTTTGTATACCCGTTAGATATTCCTCTTGTTTATCAAGTGTGTAATAAACCGAGTACAAAGTATCAGGTTTGACGAATCCACCCTCCTCATATGTAAACTCTTGTGGTTTGGTTCTTAAACCTTGAATAGTTCTTTCAATATCAGTTTTAATGTTTTGTATTTGTTGTTTAGTAGCCATTATCATCTACTCAGAATACGTTCGGCAGCAGCTAGACCACTTTCTTTGTATCTTTTCACTTTATCTCGAAGTTCTATGTTTTGTTGTTGTATTTTCTTTTCTTCGAGGTCTTTGTCAGCTGCAGCTTTATCGTTTATTAATTTAAGTAAAGAGTCTGTAACTTGTGATATAGATACTGTTTTATTACTTTGTGTTAATTTACTAAATGAACTTCTCATCACACCTGAAATTGATACTGACCAACCAGATGAATCAACTTTGTGACCAACGTCGAATATTTGAAACATCGCTTCTTCTTGATATCTTGAAGGTAAATACGTAGAATGATATGAATTACCTGGTACGATACCACCAATCCCTTCTATTTCTATTTCCATATCCATTGGTATTAATAATGGTTTTGCAGTTTCAGCACTTTTTTTATCAGGTGTTATCGAAACTGAATCAGATACAAAGTCTATAAAACTCTGTTTCATTCTACCATCATCGTAATATGTTCTATTATAAACATCTTGAAAATACCCGTTCTCTATCAAAATATTAAATTTATCTGTCGTCTCTGGGTTATCTCTAAGTGAGTTTGGTGTTGGGAGTGGTTGATTTTCTAATTCTAATTGAAGTTTTTGAACCGCTTCCTCTGATTTAACTCGCTCTCTATCTATTTGTTCTTTTTTAGCATTGTTTAATTGTGTATTAATTTTTTTAATTCTCTCTTCGTATTTTTCTTTAATATTTTCTGAAATTACTTTTAAATAATCAAAAACATTATCTTCACCACCGTTTCTTATAATATCTTTACTATCATCAGTTTGACCAATGGTTTTATATCCATCTTTTCTAAGAGCAATATCTATATTCTTTAAATTTTTATCTTCATCTTGTGAATACATACCCGCTAAAGCTGTAGCTTCAATAGAGCTAGCTTCGACTGGTGGATTTTCTAAAAACTTTACACTATCATAATTAGCACCATACATAGTTGATATAGCTAAAGCATCAGGTATTTTAGTTACTATATTTTGACTCTTTACGATTGAATCAGTTCTCCACACAGGAAAAAAGAAAACACCATTATTAGTAACTTCACCAGTGTTTGGATTGTAACTACTTCTAGTACCAATATCTTTAGTTACAGTTCTATTAATTTTTTTCTTACTTTCAAACTCTATAGCGGTTTGTGAAGTATCAATAATTTTAGTTCTGAAATCATCTTCACTATCTTGGGTAATCTCTAAACTCCAAAAAGGTATATCTTGATTTAAATATCTGAATAGTTCTTCTAAAGATTCTTTTAAATTAAGAGATTCTGTTGTTACTTCACTACTCCTAACACTAAAAGCGTCTTTTAATATTTTTGTATTGATTAAAAAATTTCTCATATTACCGTATTTACCATCTTTACTATCAAATGGTTTAAAATTATCGTTTACTATTTTAGATAGTTCCTCGTGGAGGTTTCTATCACCCGTGTCTAGGGGAATGTCACCTTTATTCTTCGTCTTCTCTGGTGGTAAACTAAATGTTTTAAACTTACCTGGTAATATGTATTTATTTATATCAACCGTTTCTAATCGATTATGAGTTCTAACTCGTGTGCTCTCAAAACCATCTTCGGTCTTTTCTACTGACCTAAATTGTGTTACGAAAGGTCTCTCTGAACTATCACTAACGAGAGTTAAAAACTTAGACAAAATATTATCTTCAAACCAACCCCATCTCACCCAGGTATTACTAGCTGGTGGGAGGTCTTTATTTCTATCATTTGAGTTTTCAAAAGTTTGTATATATTTATTTGGTTGATAATTAATTGTATTGGTAGTAAAACTTTTGTTTTCAAGTCGACCTTTTTTAGCTTCAGTCACAGATACGGTTTTAACTTTGTTAGAATCTATACTCTCTATGTAATTATCAATAAAACTAATCATAGTTTTTAAAGACACACCAACATCAAAACTTATTATTTCTTCATCTTCTTTCTTTACTAATTCTTTTAATTCATCTAGTTCTTGTTGTTTTGTTAATTTACTTATAACACTTGTATTTTCTGAAACTTTGTTGGGTGTGATATTACTAGTTATAGAGTTTCCAACACTTGTTATAATAGTTTGACAATCAAACGCTCCATCCTCACGAGTTGTATATTCAAAATTTTTAACGATACCAACCATAAAATCAAAATCACCGTTTGCTTTTAAAACTTCTTCTTTATAGTTGTTGTACGCTGATTTTCTAACACCATCTTTACCAATTAATGATGGTAAATTTCTTAGAGTAGTTTGGTTATATACCCAACCCCATTCTAATACTATAGTTTTTCCGTGTGCTAGAAAGTGAGGTGATAATCTATTGATATCTTCGAAACTCCAACAAGTCCAAGATATTGTTGCCTCTCTAAGTGCTCTAACACCACCTTTGAAATTTACATCTATTGACTTTATACCAGGCATTGGTCTTTTGAATTTATTTGCAGTATCACCTGCACCGATTAATTCACCATCTTCGTATACGTCTAATCTACGAGGCCCATATATGTCATCATAACCTGATATTGTTGAATTATCGTCTTCTAGTTCACCACCCATCAATATAACTGGTCTTTCTAAACCAGAAGTCATTCTGATAAATGTTGTTTTGTTTGCTAATTGTTGAGAGGTGAGACCATCACTTGATTGGTTGGGTACTTTTTTACCCAACAAGTTCATCTTTTGGAACAGACGTTTTTGGATTCTTTCGTCTATTGGAGTTAAATCAATCATAACCTAACCGTTTAAGTCATTAAAATTTTCAATAATGTTTGTTATATTTCCAGGTATTCTTATTGGTTCATCTAGTGGTGGAACCACAACACCTTTAATACCATTTGCTTTAGCTATAATCCACCAAAGAGTTGTATCACCATAGTATTTATAAGCTAGATTATCAAGTCTTTGACCGTCTTTAGGCATTATAAATACATCACTATCACTTATTTCTATTTTTGGATAGTAAGTTGTAGTGTATACTCTTATACCTGATTTATCTCTTTTTTGTGGTGTGTTCTTGTATCTTTTCATAATTAATTAAACGGTAATTTTTTCTTAAAACGTTCTGTCAACTGTTCGAATGTTTGACTTACATCAGAACCTTGTTGACTTCTAATATTTCTCAAGTCTGAAATGTATTTTTTAGATGCTACCCAAGGGACATCAAAATGTTTTGCTTCAGCCGTTAATTCGTCTTTACCTATATAAACGAAAGTTACGGCTGCTTGTATATACTTTGGTAGTTTAGCAAAAGTTGTTTCCCAAGTGCTACTTTCTTGAACAGTATATGATAGACCACCTATATAACCTGGAGTATCTCTATACATATCACCAATGGTTAGTTCACAAATTGGTGAAATCATACCCTTACCACCACCAGATGCATTTGCTACGTGTGGGTATGTAAGTCCCGCTAAGTAATTCATCTTTTCCCACAAGGGAACCAGTTCTTGGTCTGACTTTGGATAAATATCAAGTGTAAAACTTATTTCACGTGTTGTACCTTGATAAACATAAACGTTGTCTGGTCTACCAACATATCTCTCTGGAGAATAATCAGGTGAAAAAGTATCAGTTATACCACTTAGTATTGCTCTGAACACTATGTATTTGTCATTATTGACATCTCTAAATCTGAATGGGATAAAATCCAATCGTTCTTCAGTTTTATCAGAACCTTTCTGCTTCGCTTCATCTCTAGTACCATATGGAATTAAATTTACTTTATCGACACCAACATTAGCTGCAGCCTGAGGGTCTATCACGTTAAAGGATTCTTTACTTAATAAAGCACTTGAATTTTGTTTATAAACATCAAATCTTTGTGCAATAGCTTTTCTTTTATCATCTATTTGTTTCGTTTTAATTTTAAGGTCGTCTATTCCCTCTGTTACTGGTGAAACAATTTTATCATTGAAAAGTTTACCAGCTCTAGTATTTCTAAGATACCCACTAACACTACCACCAATACGACTACCAATGTCTATTACCTCATCTAAAACTTCTTTAGAAGCTTTTATAGCTGTCGCTGATATTCTAGCTGCTATAGTATCTAAGTATCTTGTTACTTCTTGGATTGGGTCAAGAGCGTAAATAGGAATTCTAGTTACACCTGGTAAACTACCTATAGATAGAGGATTATATTTTTGTAAATTTTGTGTTCTTTTTGCTAAATCACCCAGATTTTCTACACTCTCGTCACCAATAAGGTTATATCTTACGTCAGCTCTTAAATGTTGGGGATTCCTTTTAATTAATGTGTTTTGTTTTATTAAGAACGCCGCACCTTTTGATGTCGCTAAAAACTTAGCAGTACGTGTTAAACTATTTGCACCAGCACCTAAATATTCATTTGGATTACGACCAAATACCGCACCACCTATATCATTTAGTATATTACCAGTAAAATCTAATACTTTTGCTATGGTGTTATTTTGTAGTCCTGGTATATCTTCAACACCATCAAAACCTAATTTGCTACCAATCTCCCTAACAACAAACGGTTGTTCTAATCCTATTTGATTTACACCATCATTTCGTATACCCAACCTACCTTTAGTTGTTATTTGAGAATAATAGTCATTTAGAAAATTATCATCGTTATGTAAATCTAAGAGTCTTGATTTACCACTATTTATAACAGCTTGAATCGTGTTGTTTTCATTAAATGGTAAAGAAACATTACCCCTACTATCAAGAAAGTTTGACTTGGGAAGACTGTCCAATATAAAATCACTATCTTTTGAATTTTTTCTCAAGACAAATCCTTTAGCGTAGGTATTCTGAAAGAAATCCACATCTTTTAATCTCGGAAAACCATCTAATATAAAATCACTATCGGTTGGATTTTTTCCTATTACAAATCCTTTAGCGTGAGTATCTTTAAAGAAATCAACACCTTTTAATGATGGTGTTGGTTTTTCAGGAGTTGCAGGAGTTGGTTGTACTCTTTTAACAAAATCTTGTATATTATCTGTTACTAAAGCCATTATTCGTCCCTCATACTTTTAAAACCACGTCTAAGTATGGAGTTTGTTTCTTCTGTCAATCCAATCATAGGATTAGTACCACCAACTGCAGCTCCAACGGCAGCACCAGTAGCACCTACTGCATTATTTCTTACAAGTCTTGATAACTGTTCTACACTTACACCGACACTCTCTGCTAATGCTTGTCTTTGTATTCTGTTTAACTCGTTAAATTCAGCTTCACCACCAACTTGTTTAAGAATCTCATCCATCATCTCGCCTTGTTCACCTAAGTATGATAATTGACGAGCTCTATCGAGATTGATTTCTCTACCAATCAGTAGTGATGCTTCTAATTGTTTTTCTATACTTGATTCAAAGTCTAATAATGATTCAGATATACTTGCAACTGCACTCATCTCTAAACCAAGTTTTCTAGCAGCTACACCAGCATTAATTATATTCATACCACCATCTTTAGCAAATGAAGCAAAGAACTCAGCATTACTAGCTAAATCTTTCATCACGAGTGCAGGTGATACTCCAGCTGCACCAATTATAGCCGCGTTAGTTTGTATCTGATTTAAAAGAACATCTCTACTTGCTGAAGAGATTGATTCCATGATAGAAAGTGTACCAGTCAACTCTTCCGCTGTTTGACCAGTTGCAGCGGCTGTTCTAGCAAAGTTTAAACTAAGTTGGATTGATTCTTGTACACTAGCACCTAAATCTTGTCGTATCGCAGCTTGAGCACTAACAATATCTTCTTGTGTTAAACCAAATCCCTTAGCTACTTGAGCTAAAACTTTGTTTTGAGCAGTTATAGCAACAGCTTGTGTATACGAGACACCTAATTCTTTTCTTGTATCAGTAACTATTTCTTGAAATCGTGTGAATGCTTTTACTGCAAGACCCGCTATAGCTACAATACCTAGAGTTGACTTAGCCATAAGTTTAAAATTACCAAGACCCTTTTTAGCTCCAGCTGCTATATTAAATACTCCAGGAGCAGTATCCATAATGGCATCTCTTATTTCTTCACTAGCTTCTAATTCTTCTATTAAAGTTTTGACTTTATCTTTACTGACACCAGCTTGAAGTTTACCTTCTTCAGTAATATTTTTTGATATTTTAGCTAGGTCTGAAGTTGCTCCAAGCATTTTGTTGATAGCACCAAAGTTCTCTTTACCAAGTTGTACTAACTTTTCTTCAAGACTTACTATCGTTGACAAATCTTCAGCTTGTCCGCTATAAGGTCTACCTCTTTTTGCCATTTATCTTCCTAAATGATTTGTATTAAAATCCAGAAACTCCTGGATATCTTTTTTGAAGTTGTTTTTTATTTTTTTTGATATAGGATTCCATATCTTTACGAGATTTTTCTAATTCTTTTACCTTTTTAGCGAATTCAGGGTCTTTAGACGACAAATCTTTGATGGCTTTTGATTTTGCTTGTTTAGCAACAGAACCAAATACAGCACCTACTAATTTATCTATTAAACTTTCTTCTTTCACAATGTATTTTGCCATTATCAAATCTCCAACTAAATTAAGTGTTATAACTCAATAATAAATATCAATTATACAAAAAATTATCTTTTAGTTGTACTTTTATGTTTGTTGAGTTCTTTTTGCATCTCATCAGCTTCTTTCTTATAAAACGTTTGTAATCGTTTTAGGTAGAAACTTCTAAGGTATATAGGTAGGTTATAGGCTTCACTAAATGTGAAACCACCTTTTGAATGAAGAATTATTTGAAAGATTTGTTCGTGAATCGTTACCTTATATTCAGGCGGAAGGCCAAAAAAATCGAACGGTGATTGGTATCACCACTTCTGTCTCCTTCCCGTCTGAACCAACTATGTTTGTAGCCATGTTCATATCAGGTGTAATTTCAGATAAGTACTTTCTAAATTCTAATGAATCCCTTGATAGAAACTCATTATCAACAAAGTTATTAATATATGATTTTTCAACGTTTCCATCCACCGATAGTATCATATGTTTTAGTCTAGTTGTTAATACAGGTGTTTGTGTTTTAGAAATCTTTTCTCTAGCCTTTATTTCATCATCTATCTTTTTTTCATCACCACCAGTTAATAATTTAAAAGTAATTGTTCGTTTTGAAGTAGGTAATTTAAATTCAAATTCATTTTTACCACGAGTAAATTTACTGAAGTCTAATTTAAGTGGTTCAAGTTCTGATAAATCAACTGATTTTTCCTCACCATCATATGTGAACTCATACTCTTTACCATAACCAAGAATACGAGCAGCTACCATTATAGCGTTCTTATCACCGATAAGTAAATCATCTAACTTAACAGATTTATCCACTATTAGTGATTCTAACAATTTATCTATAACCGTACCATTCTGTATTAGATTTTGAGAAGTAAGAATGTCTTCCTCTTTAGCGGTCATGTATTTTATCTCTACTTTACCACTTGATAGTGGATGACCATCAAAGTAGAAATACCCTTTGGATGGTAATTCTACCATCTCTGTAGGGAATTTATATTCAGCCATAAATGACTCCTATGTGAGATTAATTTTTAAAACCAATTATAAATATAACCATTGTTAGTGAATAACAATTATTTTTTACCAGGCATTACCTTGTCTTTAATAGGTTTAAGAACCATATCGAAAACGATATCGTCATATTTTGTTGGTGTCATTTTTACGATTTTTTCTAATGCGTAAATAACTACCAAAATATATTCCCAATTTGCTACTATCCAATCACTCATTTTATTCTCCTAGAATTGTAATACTGCGTAATCGTATTTAAGTGTTAATGTTATTTCTGCTGGGTCACTTGTAGCATAATCCATGTCACCAAAGTTAGCTGTTTCTATATAAGTACCAACTAATTTCCACTCTTCAACTATGTCACCTACTGGACCTAACATATTAAAAGTTACATCTTTTTTATAAAAATCTGAATATCCATCTCTACCTGTTACAGATTCGTGTGATAATCTAACCCATTCCATAACGGCTTGTGCTCCACTTGGAACCACTGGGTCATATAAAGTAATATCAATAGGTTGCCAAGCTCCTTTTCCTTTAATGTATCGTTTTACATTAATATGGTCTAACACAATTTCTTCAAACTGTATCTGAGGTCTGTTTGCAGCCTTAATTAAATATGCTGGAACACCTTCTATATACATAATGAACCTATTTTTTGTTTTAGGTTCAAACGGTGTGAACATTATTTCATTAGGGTCTATTGTAGCCATTTACAATCTCCTGTAAAAAATCTTTTTTTATTTAACTCAATAATAAATATCATTTAATTAAATTTTTAATAAAAACAAAAAAACCCTCACCGAAATGAGGGTTTTTTCATAGAAAGGAGGACTACACTACTTATTCTGGGAAAGTAGCCCCTGTTGGTTGAACAACAAAGTCTAATACTATAAACTCTGCGGTTCGAGTAGGTTGTATAAATATCTGACCTACTAATTGATTTCTATCAACAACATCAGGTGTGTTGTTAGATTCATCCATTACCACTCTAAACGCACTCAATCCACTATTTGATTGAACTTGTTCCATGTATGGATTTACAATGTTTAAGAAACGATTTCTTAGTGCTTGATTGTTTTGTTCAAATACCAAGAATCTTGATGATGATGCAATGAACTTTCTCAATGCAATCAACAATCTACGAACATTGATTCTATCTAACGCTGATGGTTTTGATTGAAGTGTTTTCTGTCCAAATACCACAACACCTTGTGCGGGGAATGTAGCTATTGGATTGATTCTGTTCTCATATAAATCATCACGTTCCGCATGAGTCAGTTTCATTTTAGCTTCAGTTACCGATGTCAAACCACCTCGATTTAAACCAGCTGGTGCGAACCATTCGTGAGCTACCCTATCCGTGTTAGCTATAACACCAGGTATAACAACTGATGGTGGAACCCAAATTGGTCTTGATGAATCTCTTGGAACCATCTTAACCCATGGATAATATGTCGCTGCATAATTCGTATCAAGTGTTTTGATTGTGTTGATAGTGGATTGGATTGTATCATCATATCCTGCCGCATCCATGACATACATAGCGTCAGCTCTAGCTTCAACTTTAGATATCGCGTGGTTTGTTATGGAGGAGTGTAATCTGTGAACCACACCAGGTGTAGCTAACAAATTAATATCAAATTCATCAGGATTACTAATTGAGTTGATAGCTCTCTTATATGCTACTGAACCACTAGCTGTACCACTTGATAAATCAAATCCCATTGTGTTGTTACTTACTATATCGGTACCTGTTTTGTACTCTCTAGCTGGGTTTTGACCATCAAATCCAAACTGAAATGGAACAACAAACTTTCTCTGACCGAGTGCTGATAGAGATAGTGTTATCTTTTCACTAGCATCTGAGAATGTTGAACCTAAAACACTAGCATTATCGTTACCATCTTGGTCTTCAAGAGACATGGTTACGTTACTACCTGTACCAGAACCTACTGGAATCGGAGATAGATACTGAATGTTATCGTCCTTTACGTGGTCACTAATCAGGTCAATACCAAACGCTACACTTGAGTCAAAAGTACCATTTACATCGGTTTGGTCTGCTTTAAATTGAACAGCTGGTATAGTTGCTCCACCAGGTACGGGGTTTCTTAATATACCGTGACCCATTGGAACTACACCTTTTGGATATTTAAATACCCCATCCTTTTCCATATCAGAGAAGTCACCAACACGAATATACATACTCAAGTTTGGATAATCACCATATGTACTGAGTTTACCGTTTGTATCAATTTCAGTCCACTTATCACCAATTCTTTTAGCAAAATAATCTGGTGAATCTGGGTCTAGTGTTAATCTTGCGAACTCTTGTAATACAGTTTCAGTACCATGTTCGATAACTTGCATTGAAAACATACCATAATCAGAACCCGCTACATCAGAATCTGGTTTAACGTCCACAATTCTAATTTTGTATTTTGTATTTACGTCTGTACCATGTGAACGTGTATAGATTCTAAACAAGTCATATCGTGTACCATTAACTAACTGAGATTGAATGTAAGGTGTTCTACCAAACATAAAATCTTTATTACCAGTGAATGATGAAGCATTACCACTACCATCAAATGAAGTAACACCTTCAAAATTAAGTCTATCATTACCAGCATTACCTGTAACAACTGATGCTGTTACATTAGCACTTAATTCTGAAGATTTTTGTTTAAATACTTTATAAACATAAACTGAAGATGTATTACCACCAGACTTTGTAGATTGTGGGTCTGAAGATATTACTTTATCAATAAAGTTTGCACTACCTGTATCGAAGGAAAGTGAGTAAGTTTCTGCACTAACATCACTACCACTTACGATAAGACTGAATGATTTACCTCTTGCTGAAGCACTCAATGCGGTACTACTCAAATCAGCTGTAGCTGATGTACCAAGTGATGGTGCTAGGATAGCGATAGAATTACTTACAGAAGCTGATGTATTAGCTTGTAAAGTAATAGAATCAACTGTATATCCACCAAGTCCTAATACCCTAACTACAGTTACCACACCAGCACTACGTAGATATTGTTCTACGGTGTACGGTGTATAAAATCTCGCATCCTCACCACCAAACATCTCTTCAAATTCTTGATATGTTGTAATTTGGGTTGGTGTAAACGCGGGGCCTATTTGTGTTGGCCCTATTATTGCCGCTCCAATCTCACCTATTCCTTGCGGAAGAAATGAAAGGTCTCTTTCACGAGTAAAGACACCAGGCGACACAATTCTTTCTGCCATATTTTTTCTCCTAAATCTTCTAAGTTACAAAAAAGATGTAATTAGTCCCTTATAAATATAAACTAAATTTCTTAAAATATATATTTTTGGTAATTATTTAAACAAAACTACGAATTATTTGGTGTAAATACACCACTTTCTGGGTCAAGTTGTCCAGCTCCATACTTTTCATTAAGCTCTTTTACTAAATCTCGTTCTTGTTGTTGAACCTGAACGTATTCCTTCTCTAAATGAGACTGACGTTGGTCTAAGTTATCTAATTGTTGATTTAGTAGGATTCTTTGGACTGAAACTTGTCCTAATTCAGCTTGTTTTTTTGTGTAACTATCTTGTAAGTCACCAAGAGATTTCATTTCCTCTTCGGTAAATTTAATATCATCCGCCATTATTGTTCAAGAGGGATAAATACACCACGTTCTAAATTAAGTGAACCCCTACCATATTTTGATTCAATCTTTTGTGCAAATTCCGTTTCTTTTTGTGAATTAGTTGCGAATTGTTGTTTCAACTGATTTTCTTGTGCTTCAAGTTGAATTTTTCTTACTGCTAAGTTACCAAGAGCTTGTTGTATTTCTTGATTATTCTGTACAATCTCTTGAACTTGTTCTCTTTCACCTTCAGAAAGAGGTGTTTCGTTAGAAGTTTGTTCTTCTATTACTTTTGTTTCTTCATTTGCCATAATTAAGGTCTCCTATTATAACTTTATTACTATAAGTATCAATTAAACGAGTATAACTTTATATTTTCTGCCTGATGAATCAGAACCACTTAATTCGTTCATCTTCGAGGTAGCTGAGGCTTCAGTAGTGTACTCCCATACTTGGTCTGAACTACCACTTAACTTAGCTACATATGTATTTCTTTGAGCCCAAGATGGGTCAGTAAAAGTTTCACCATGTCTATCTACACTTGACGTTGGTGAAGGCATTAATTGTTTGACTACTCGCCACATAATTTTTCCTTGTTTTTATATAAATATTACTTTTTTTTTGTAAATTACAAAATTTTTATTCTAACCCTCTAGTGCTTCTACTTTTTTTTTAAGGTCTGTTATCTCTGAGGATAGCTCTTGTACTGCACTAATTAAATATGGTACAAGTCTTGGATAATCTACTTGCCACGGTCTATCTACCTCTTCTTCTCCAGTTCCTTCTACAACACGACTTGGTAATATATCGTATAGTTCTTGTGCAATAAGACCTACATCTTTTTTATCGTGTTCTTTCCAAGTAAAGTTTTTTACTCCCATTTGATTAATTATTGATAATCCACCTGTATAACTTGAAATATCTTTTTTAAGTCTTTCATCTGAAGTTCCGCCATAAGTTAAAGCTGAACCATTATATGTTATTTCACCAATATTGCTACCACCATTAAAAAATACTTGCATAACTCTTGTTCCTGAACCATAATCTGCCCTTACCCCAAGAGCAGCCGCATTAGTTGATGTTGGGTCATCAGAAGTAAAATACGCAGCGTATTCAGCATCAGCAACAATAGCGTGTAATCTTGCTCCAAAAGAAGCAGCTCCAATACCTAAATTACCAGCTGAGTCAAGACGCATTCTTTCATCACCACCACCAGTAGTAAGATTTGAACTTGTAGCGGTTACTCCTGCTGTATTAAATCTTATTGTACCCGCTCTGAATTGTATAGCAGAAACTTGGTCTTCGTAGAGTGTTCTCCAATTACTACCATTATGGTACATATTATTACCGATAAACGCATTTCTATCAGCCGCGTCAGCAGTTTCACAAAAGAAACCAGCTGAATGTCCAACT